TGCCTCAACCATTTCAATAGTAAATCTATCTGCAAAATCACCTGTGATTAGCATAGGCATGTGCTTAGGATGATTTACAATTAATCTGATTATAAACTGTTTCTTTTTGTTTTCATCGAGGTCTGGATCGTACTCTGCGCCAATAGTAAAATCGCCCAAATCTAATAGTATGTCGTTGAAATGTACTTTAATTCTGATAGGGTGATAACGATTTAAATGTGCAGCCAATCTACGTGCAAACTGTCGTGGGCTGATTTCTGTGTTGATTAATGTAGCTATCCAATCACTAATATATTGATATTCTAGTGTTGGATTAGCGTACATTTTTATCCTAGTGCTTTTGGGCTCTTGCCACTTGTTTGGGAATCAAACTCAGCTTTTATCTGTGGCAATATTTCTAGAACATCTGCTGAAATACCCGGATCTGATGTAAGAGATCTTTCTTTTGCTGTAGCATATAGTGTGTCGTAGTCGCCGGAATACATAACAGCATATGGCCCGTATCCCGATAATGTTGTGTAATCTCCATTCTCTAATCTCCAGAGTACATCTACTGCAGAACTTGCTACAGCCGACACTGTTACAAATGTGCCTGCACCAGGGCCAGTTTTGCGGAGAAATTGTCTAGAAATTGTAATTGGATATTCAACTGTTGACTCTTGACCTACTGGTGGTGGTGGTGTAGTAGTAATTGGAGGTATACCGTTCTTAGCTAGCAGTTTATTATTCATACCTTCTGCTAGGCTAGCTTTAATTGCCTCGCCTTCTGCTGTGGCAGTACTGGCTAAGTTATGTAATACATCAGCTACACCACTGCCACTACTATCTGCGCCAAATTTGTGTAGATTTTTAGCAAAACTCATAGCAGAGCCCAACACATTGGGCGCAGGACTTGTTAAATCCACACCGGTGTTTTCTACAAGACTTACAGCGCCTGCAAGAGATGAGGTTAATGCTGAAATAGCCGCACTAGCATTAGTACCTACTGTTTGAAGGAAACTTGTGATGCTAGGTCCGCCTGCTAAGTGCTGAGTAAAATCACTCATACTAGGCAATCCCATTGGTCCTGTTCCGGTGCCAGTTAATGTATCGATAGTGCTTTGATTATCGGTCACTAAACTGTTTAATGTAGGAAACTCTGCAGAATGTAGAGGTGTTTGGATTGATTGAATTTGGCTAAACAACGAACCAGCGGCACCTGCATCTGCAACCGTGCCGGCACCCATATCAGTTAAGTGTGTAGTTAATCCACTAATACCACTAGCAAGCCCAGCAGTGCCTTCTGGATCTAATTTTGTGGGATCACCCAAATCTTTAAGACTTTGTATTCCACCGGCACCCATTGGCAGGTTTTGCCCGGGTGATAAATCTGCTCCCATAGCAGTACTAGGAACACTAAAGCCTGTATTAAATGATGCAGTTGACGCGGCAGCAGCTGTTGTTGAAGAACTACCGTCGGGGTTAGGTCCAGCATTGGCAACCAGCATGGCTCTAATACCTGCTATTTTTCCGTTCAACTCGCGTACTGCGGCGTTAGCATCAGCCATAGCGGCCTCGACGTCATTGTTTCTAAAATTAACTAAGGCTAATTTATATTCATCATCAGGCAAAGGTCTAATTTCTTTTAATGAGATCTCATTGGCTTCTTTAAATGCGTTATTAAAATCTACGTTAGTAAATGATATAGGCCAGTTAGCTTTTAATACGTTGTAATCGTCCCAGGTTGATACACTGTTTGTGTCCGGAAACCATTGGTTATTAATTTCATCAACTACTGCATTTAATCTATCAATAATGTTTTGTAATTTAGCCATGATGGCATCAGTAGTACTGTCACCCGATGTATCACTTGCGGCGATCTCCGGAGCAACGTCAAATTGGTCAGCCACTACACTCATGGCGCCAGGATCAGTAATTCCGTTCATCACTTCATCAATTTTTTCTTTGTAAATAGGATTGTCTAGATCGTCCAATGGTACACCAGCCGCGGCCAATCTTCTTTTAACACCTGTAATGCCAGCTAGTTTGTTATCCAATAAGGATTTAACCATACCTACACTACTGCCAAAGTCCTTAACATCACCACCATTATACATTGTGCCAGTTGAGGTCATTGCGGCGCCAGCTGCTGCAAGACTGCCAAAAACGTTTGTCATGCCGCGATCTGCAGCACTGCCCATATCTGTAATGCCAGCACCGAAGTCACTGTAGCTAGTATTGGCCATAAAATCACTGGCTTTACGTAGTTCTTTAGCGTCTTTAATATGTCCATCTATCTGATTTAAGAAACTACCAAATGCCGCATGATTGGGAGTACCACCAAATCCCATACTGCTATGAAAACTATTCATGCTAGATAGTGCAGCCGCAGCTGCTCCTTGGTTGGGATCTAAAATATTACCAGCAATACTACTCAAAGTTGCCATAGCATTAGCCACAGGTGCCGCTAATGTAAGTGCTGTACCATTTTTAATCCCTATCATCGCAGTAAACGTAGCAGGGGTTAAGGAGGCAGCGGCCTGTCCTAAAGTGTTCTTTTGGTTTTCGGATATTACTGAGCCAGCTTGGCTAGTAACTAAGCTATAGTCTTTTTCAGACATTAATTATTCCTAGGTAATAATACCACCAGCTGTAGCAGGCGCAATACCTGTTGTAGTTTGGATATAGTGGTTCTCTACATTTTTAACTGTAGGTGCATGTATCATTACATGGCCTTTGTCAAGAGTTATACTCTTATTTAAGTCACTTGTGAATAGACTTTGTAGCAGGCCTAATCCCTGCTGACTTGGCATTACTGTACATGGTTTACTTACTATAAAACCATTGGCATTTTCTTCAATAATTTTAGCAACAATTTCGTCGCCGTTAACTAATTTAAAACTTACCACTGTATCTTTTGCGTAACCTTGTTTCTCAAGCATTTGTTGCTCCTAAGCGTTGTTGAATTTGTTCAGCAGTTAATTTTGCTAAACCTTGATATCCACCTTCTACTAACAAACGACCATTGTTGTAGATCTGTGGGGCTGTGCGGTGACCTTCATTGATCAACCATTCACGTGCTTCTGGGTCTTCATCGATTTTAATTTCTTCGTATGCAAACCCATTAGTCTTTAAGTAGTGTTTTGCTTTATCGCAAAACGGACAATTATTTTTACTATATACTGTTAACATTTATTCTCTCTTATAATTCTGGTAGTTCATCGTAGTTGATGCTGTCACCCATAACACCAATTACGTAGTTTGTACTTTCATTTTCTTGCAGGGCTGTTTGTTTCTTACTTGTATCTGTATGTTTATTAAACCAAGGAATGGGTGTGGTCTTTGGCGCTGGGCTTTGATACTTAATACCTATTTGTTTTAAGGCATCTACGGCTGTATAATCAACAAAATCCTTTAAAATATTAGCGTTTAATCCAATAACCGGACCCATTTTGAACAGATATTCGGCCCAATCTTTTTCTTCTTTGATAACGGCCAAGTACATTTGATATACTTCGGCTTCGCATTCTGCTTTAACTTCAGCAAAACGCGGATCCTCTTTAACCACTTGATTGATCAAGAACGCTGTCCACTCCTTGTGTAGTAACTCATCTTGTAGGATCAAGCTGATAATGTTACCATTACCAATAAAGATTTTGTTCTCTACCATAGCCAAACTTGTAGCAAATGATACCATAAAGCGGAATGCCTCTAGGCCATAACTAGCATGTAGAGCTAGCCAAATAGCTTTGATGTGATCACGTTCGTCGATCTTCTCACCCATCTCTTTACGACAGTTTATTTGATGTAATGCATCATAATAATTACCAATGTTACTAGCCATGCTGACAATCTCCTGTGTATCATGGATAGTGTTGAATACGTCTTTAGGCACGTTGTAGATGTTACGGATAATATGACTATAGCTCTTACTGTGAATGTTAGTTTCGAAGAAACTCCAATTACTGATAAGTGCTTCTAATTCTGGAATACTCACAACAGGACCAAACACTTGATTAGGTGCGCGACCTTGAAGGCTATCTAATGCTGTTTGACGCAACAGGTTGCTGGTAAAGATATGTTTAACAGCATCGCTGGCATCTTTGAAGTCTTGACTGTCTTTAGTTAAACTGACTTCTTCAGGTTGCCAAAAGAAGCCACGTGCCGTTTGTTCAAAGTTGGCAACTTTGTTATATTTGACTTCTTCAAAGCGTTGGATAGTCACAGGACCCGCTGGGTCAAGGAACATCTTACGATGTAGATAGTCTGTTTTGGTACTTAAATTGTATTGTTCTTTTGACATTATAATTTACAGCTTTCGCAGTCCTCTTCTATATATTCTTCTACTTGCCCTGTTTGCGGCGGTATGTCCTCTGCTACTGCTTTACTACCTTGTTTGTTAATTAAACTATAGTAGAAGGTCTTAATTCCCCACGCATGTGCTTGCATTAAGTTTTTAGCAATTAGTGTAGTGGGCACTTTACGATCTGCCCAGTGTGCTGGATTGTAGAATGTATTAGTACTAATTGATTGATCAACATAGGCCGCAATAACAGCCGCAGTTTTCAAATATCCATCGCAGTCCTTTTGTTCCCACATCAATTGATAACGATTTTTAAGTTTGTTATACTCCGGAACAACTTGAATAAAGCTACCGGCTTTTGATTCTTTAACACTAATTAAACTCATCGGCATTTCAATTCCGTTAGTGCTGTTAATAACAACACTTGAGCTTTCAACAGGTGCTACTGCCATTAAGGTAGCATTACGTACACCATATGATCTCATGTCACTGCGTAGTTGTTCCCAATCTAGTTCACGTGTTGGAGTAAAGTCAGCAAGTTTGTTAACTTCTTTAGCACGATGTTCCCAGGGGAATGTACCTTGGCCATAACGTGTATGTTCACTGTGCAGACAAGCACCACGTTCTTTAGCCAATTCAACTGTGGCTTCAGTTAGGTAGAATGCCTGATGTTCCATCCAGCTTTTAACTTCTTGCAGGGCATCTGCTTCACCGTAGCGTAGGTTCTTTTTAGCATGCCAGTAGGCTAAGTTAGTAATGCCAATACCCAAAGGTTGGATTTCATCGTTACTTAGTTTACTCTGTATGCTTAGGAAATCTTGGTAATCAAGTATATTACATAGACTACGCTGTAGGATACGACAAGCGCGGCGCATGTCCTCAGGATTACGGAACGCACCCCAGTTAATGGAGCCAAGAGTACATAGCGCAATACGCCCATCAGCATCATCAAGACGCTTAAAAGGCTTAGTAGGTAATAAGATTTCACAGCATAGGTTACTCTGATAAATTGTATGATACTCAGGGTCAAATGGACCTTGTTTCATAACGTTGTCAATAAACACCAAATAGATACGTCCTGTATCTGTACGTTCTTTTAAGATACCTGATTTAAATACTTCTTCAGCCGACATTACTTTCTTACGTAGATCTTTACGTTTTTCGTATTTTACATAAAGTTCTTCAAAACGTTCTGTATTTTTGTAGAATGCTTCGTATAGGTCAGGTACTTCGTTAGGGTCAAAGAATGTAATCATTTCTTTGTTCTTAAATCTGCGCCAGAACATAGCATTAAGCACAACACCATAGTCCATATGACGTACACGTGTTTCATCTGTACCTTGATTGTTCTTAAGCACAATAAGGTCATCAAACTGATGATGCCAGATAGGGTAAAACACAGTAGCTGATGCGTTACGTATGCCGCCTTGCGAACAGCTACGTAAATCACCAAACCACTTCTTAAGGAAAGGAATCATACCCGTGTGCATGATTTCACCGCCACGAATAGGACTACCCAATGGACGCAGGCGGCCAATTTCTAAACCGATGCCAGCACGCTTGCTTGCATATTTGGCCATCATTTCTCCGCTAGCAAATATACTATCCAAGTCGTCATCACTGCGAATAAGCACGCAAGAACTGAATTGTTTCGTTGGAGTGCCGAGTCCAGCAAGCACAGGAGTGGCAAGAGTAAACAAACCATCACTAGACGCATTGTAATATTCCTTGATATATTTTAAACGCTGGCCTGGCAATTCGTTATGGAATACAGTGGCTGCCGCTACCATATAACGTATTTGTGGCGTTTCATAAATTTCTTTAGTAGCACGATTTCGTACTAGATACTTTTCAATTAGTTGTTCAATAGCCGCATAGCTATATTCTTCATCTTTAGCGTGATCAAGTATGTCATTCATCTTGTCCCACTCTTCTTCAGTGTACCATTGTAGAAGTTCTGGAGTATAGAGGCCAACTCCGATGTTCTTCTTAACAATTTCTAGTAAGTGCGGAACTTGATAATCGCCGTAGACGTCTTTACGTAACATACTTAGGCGTTGTTTGCCTGCTACATATTGATAATTTACATGCCCAACATCTGGGTCGTGTTCGATATCAATTAAGTCTACAATGGCACGTAGGGTTAATTCGTCAATTTCTCTGGTGCTAATTCCATCGTAGAAGTGTGGTTGTGCTTTGATCTCAATCATACTCTGACTTACATCAGCTATACCTGCACAAACTTTACTTACTTGGGCTTGCCATTTACTAACGTCTAATGGAACGATGGCTCCGCTACGTTTTTTAACTTGAATATTGCTCACTTGATCGCCTCTTATTTTAATACTTGTCTAATTGCAAATCTTTACTCGAATATTGATACAACAAATCTAACTTACGTTCTTCAATCTGTTTTGTATTTACTATCTCAAAGGGGTAGTAATTAAGAATATATTTCCCACTGTCGATCCACACTAAATTGTGTCTACTCTTCTCTTTATAGTCATAATACATGCGAAACTCTATAGGAGTTGCTTTATGACTAGTGAAGTATATAGTATACATTATTCCTAGTGCTTTAGCAACGTCACAATAGTAGTTTTCGGCTAATAAAGTCCATGGATCGGGCCAATTAGTTGGGTTATTTGGGTCTAAGTAATAGGTAACAAATGGAGCACTGCTCCACATGGTATTTAATTCAGCGATAGCTTTAGACAATGGAAGATCGCTTAACGTGTGGCGAAAATCTTTCCACTGCGCCAATCTATCATTAACTCGCAGATTCCAAAAATTTGTCCACATATTAAACTACTGTTCTAAGATCTGTATAAGTGTATGTAAGGTTGGCACTATTGCCAGTGCTGGTTGTTGTATAACCTAATATCGCAGTATTAGTCACAGTGTTACCTGTAAAGTATAAGGTAACGCCTGTAGTTGATGTTTCTGTGTAATTATCTTCAAAGGCTACAGTAGACCCTGCATAGTTTGTAACACTAATAGTACCAACTCTGTTTGTAGTGCTTCGTGTAATGTTATAATTAATAATTTGACTAGTTAGAGAGTCTATACTAACATTGCCAATATTAACAATACTGGATTGATTGTCAGTCAAGGTTACTGTGGTTGGTTCTAGATTACCTACAATAGATGAGATGTTAGATATAAAAGCGTTAAGGTTAGCAATATTAGCATTAACAGCAGCAATCTCAACATTGATCAACCCTGCACTGTATTCAGTTAAGATTTCCGTCACACCGGTGATAGGTGCCCCTTCTGCTAAGGTTCCTTTACCAATGAATAGTCGTTGACTGTCAACACACCAGCCAAACTCACCAGTGTCTAATGCTGGCAGGTCTGTTTGCAGACCACTTCGTACTTGTATTTTGCTAACGGTAATAACAGCCATATTCCTAACCTTCTCTTATTCTTATATTTATGCTAGTCGGTAATACTGCTCAACTCTTGCTAACCAACGTTCAGTCCATAAATCCCAATCGCTACCTTCAACAGTCCATGTCTGATATTGCACCTGCTCGTTAGGTTTAGGTGCCACTGCCATTAGAATAACACCCTGGCGAATGTCTGTTCCGTGTGTTTCGTTATGTGCTAGTCCATATGCCGCTAACTGGAGAAAATAGTCTTCAATCCACTCCAATTTCTTAGGTTTATTGGTCTGTTTGTAGTCTAAAATGGCAGGTTTTTGCTTGTAAATACCACATGCATCAGTAGTACCAGCATACAGCCCACTAACATATAAAGGAACCTCAATTCCCCAAATTTCATCAGCATGTACTAGACCGTTTTCAATAACAGCTTGGGCCATACGATGTGCTTGTTGACTGTAAGGATTAGATCCAGGGTCGTTAAGTACACGGTTATTCTGCACATAGTCCTCTAAGAACTTGTGCATACGTGTACCTCGACCGGCAGCTTCTGTGGTAATTTCAGTAGCACGTTGTTCACCAACTGACTTGCGCCAATTAGCCAGTGCTTCACGCTTTTCCTGTGGCTTAGTACGGTCTAGAATAGTAGTAACGCTTGGAACCTTACTACCGTCGGGTAAACAGTAGTGACGTTTGCCATCTACTGTTTCTCTGTTTATGGGTGTGTAATCGTATTTTTTTATCAGCATCTTACTAGTATATAGCAAGATCTTCTAAAGGTCAAACACTAAATGATGATCCGCACCCACAGCTTGTTTGAGCATTAGGATTTTTAATACTGAAGTTACTACCTGCTAGAGATTCAACATAGTCAATCTCAGCGCCTTGTAGATATTGACTACTCATACTGTCTACTAGCACTGCTATATCTTCAACTACAATTTCAAAGTCATCGTCATTTTTTTGTTCATCTATAGTAAACCCGTAGCTGAATCCACTACAGCCCCCACCTTGGACAAATACACGCAAGCGACTAGTGCTAGGTTCGTCACTCATAATTTCTTTGATCTTTTTAACTGCGTTTGGTTGTAAATTAATTAGTTCCATTTTGTTTTTTCCTATAGTATGCTATAATTATTTTAGTATACATGTTTTACCTAGCAACGTCAAACATTAAATGATTCGCCGCAACCACAACTATCTTTAACATTTGGATTAATAAATTCAAATCCTTCGTTTAATCCCTTTTTAGTGTAGTCTATCTCTGTACCATCTATATAAACAAGACTTTTTGGATCTACTACAACTTTTGCACCATTGGACTCAAATATCAGATCATGTTCATCAGTTTGATCAACAAATTCCATCACATAAGCAAATCCTGTGCATCCACTGGTTTTTACTCCTATGCGTATACCTATACCTTGGCCACGATTGGCTAAGTATGCTGTTACTTTATTTGCTGCTTGTTCAGTTAATGTTATCATGTTTATTTCTATAGTCTGCTATTGCTGATTTAATTGCGTCTTCTGCTAACACTGAGCAATGTATCTTTACTGGAGGTAGGGCAAGTTCTTCGGCAATTGCCGAGTTCTTAATTTCTTGAGCTTGATCGAGCGTGCGACCTTTGAGCATTTCTGTTACTAAACTACTTGAGGCAATGGCGCTACCACAACCGTAGGTTTTAAATTTAGCATCTGTTATAATTCCGCCATGAACTTCAATTTGTAATTTCATAACATCTCCACAGGCAGGAGCACCCACCATACCAGTACCTACATCTGGACTATTTTTGTCCAATGTGCCTACGTTGCGTGGGTTTTCGTAGTGGTCTAGTACTTTGTCTGAATATGCCATATCAATCTCCAATAGTTGACTATAATACTACACTATTTATTATTAGTTGTCAACCACTCGGGAGAATGTCTTGCCTGATTTAGATCATCTTCTTTTATTTCTTTAATTTCAAATATAGGTTTAGACATTTCTCTATATTCACCCAATGCTGTATGCCATTTAAGATTTTCTGGACAAAATTCACATTGTGGGATATGCTGATCTTTAGTTGCTACAAATTGCTGTAACTCTTCCTCGGAGCAATCTGCTGTTAATGGTTTAAAACTGTATAATAATTTACGTTGTCTATCATCCATCCGCAAATCAAATTGCTGATCAAAATCAGGAAGACCGCTCATAGCAGGACATTTATACAATTTTCCGTTATACATTGTGTGATCGTGTTTCATATCACATACATCAAACGCTCGTTTAGGATTGCTTTGATGCAACACCCAATGGTCGTCTTCCTTTATTACTGTATTTTGATGAAAAATATATGCTTCAAATGGTCCAGCAAGATTTTTCCATTTTTCTTTTAGTTCGTCTGCAGTCGCAGGATCGTGAAGACTGAGCCCAATTCCTACAGAATATTTTCGCCAATATTCCAATGGATCAAATTTTTGATAAGTTCCATTTGTTTGTATCATAATAACGGCATTGGGCCATAATCTACGTAAGTTAGCGCACCATTTTTCTAAGTCTGGGTTAAGTGTAGGTTCACCACCTATAATAGTAATACGTGGTAGCTCTAATCTTTTTGACCATGCTTCGTATTCATCTGCATAGTCGTCCCAGTATTGATGTCCTTTAAAGTTTAAGTCGTTGAAACGGTTGCAACCTCTGCAGGAGAGATTACAAACATTTGTGATATAAAATTCTACTACAGGGAAAAGTTTGATCATCTAGTATTTAATACTAGAATATACTCGCGTCGCGTTTTTTACCAGCACGTTTAGCCATATCACTAACAGTGTCAACTGGAGCTTGAGTAGGGTCACCTTCTTCGGGTGGAATGGTTGTAGTTTCTTCGCTACCAAGTTCACTATCTGGGCGAAGTTCTACAGTATCTTTATTATAACTTTTAATTAGGTTTTTAACAGCAGGATTTTTTTCGCTGGCCGCTACAAGTGCATCATAGTCAAATGTCTTATCGGTGTTCAACACCATGTTGATAAGACTTTGTGTACTAATTTTAGCAGATTTATCTTGGTCTTTGTAGCGTTGGCGAATTAACTCCAGAGCTGTTGTTAAGTTAGCTTCTGGAGTGTTTACAGGACTATGTACTAATTCGTTAATTTTCACAGTTAGCGTAGTTCGCGACCAAGTTCTTCGCCGCCTGCGGCAGCATCAGTAGCAGCAAAGCCGTCCGACTCTTCTGCATCTAAATCGCTAGGAGGAAGTTCTGCGCCTAAGTCAGCACCTAGATCAGGAGCACCACCTAAATCCATTGGCTGTGGGGCTTGACCAGTTAAGATACCAACGCCACTGTCAACACCTTCACGTGCTTGTTGTAGGTTAGTCATTAGTGTGTCCAATGAAGCCCCAACAGCTTGTTTAAATTGTTCAGCTTGTTCGTTACCAATTTGATCACGGATGCTGTCAAGTAATTGTGGAAGTTGTTCATTTTGCATTTTACCAACTTTCTCAATGGTGTCTTGAATGCTGTCAACCATGTCTTTAGCAGCTAATAACACTTCTGCGTTACCAACTTCACCTTCATTAATTTGACGGCGATTTTGGTCTAGCCAGGCTGAAAGACCTTCACGCACAGTTAATAATTCCATATAACGTGGATTACGTTCTGCTGTATGAATGTTTGCTGAATGACGAATTTTGTTTAAGTTAGCGTCAATTGTTTCACTTAAACGTTCTGCCTTAGCGACAGTTAATCGGTCAAAGTTAATAGAAAAACCAAAACGGCTTTCCATAAGTTTGTTAATCTTTTTAGGCGATGTTTGTGCCATTTCTGATAGTTTCATTGGTGTTATGTCCTAATTACAGTTTTATATATTTAGCCAGATCTAAATTTTTCTTGATTTCTTTCTTGGCCTGGGCTATGCGATCCATAGTTTCTTGGTAGCGAGTGCTGTAAAACTCCTCACCCCAAATATCACCATTCTTTTGTGCTTGTTTATAGCGAATACGATACAATGTAGCATCAAATTCTAAGCGATTTAGCTGACTATCTGCCTCTTTTATATTATGTGCTAGTTTGTATTGTTGTTTGTGTAGAGCTATGCAATAGAATATAGCATCTTTGCGATTAAAGAAATCAAATAGTTGCGAGTTACCTTCCATAACACGCCAACACTGCTCATCTATCTTTAATACACGATAACGGCCTACTAAGACGTCCGTGCCAATTTGATAACATACTGGCATCTCGCTAGATGCAGTTGTAATTTTTTCTAGTTCTTGCTGGGTAAAACGTTTGATTTTTTCTACGTCAAACGATTCGTTAGCGGATGCGTTTTTTGTAGTAGATTTTGCCATCGTGATTTGTGCGTAGTAGAACATCTTTAACTGTTAATTGATTAGCCAGCACCTGCTCACGTTCTGTTAAGTGACCTTTGGCAATGGGGGTATCACCAACGAATCGTTCAAGCACTTCTGCTTCTTCGTTAGTAATTGGTAATTGTATGTTGTTGATGAGTTCTACTATCTTCATATCAAGTATTTATTACTTGAAAAGACCGTGGCCAATATAACCAAGGATTGCTGATAAGAGGACACCAAGAATAGTAATAGTCCAACCCATAACGGTTTTACTACGATCTTCCATTCGTCCTTCAAGACTGTCTCTGATACTTACTAGATGGAGTTCTAGTTTGTCCATACGATCATCTAAATTTTGTAGTTTAGTTTCCAAGTTAGCGTACCTCACGGCACAAATTTCAACGTGGGCTTCTAGATTCTTCTTCTCAATTTCAGTAGACATACGTCGCTTCCTGTAATAAGCGATGCCTTGATAATGTGCCCTAATCGGTTGCCTGTTATGTGCCTTAATAAATGATGTTTAGCATCAACTAGTATTTATGGTTTATACTAGAGTTTTAAAGTATATGTTATTCCACGGGCCTTTAGGGTAAAACAATGCAAGTTCTGGCTTGGCTGTTTCACTTAGGCCTAGGATGATGGGAGTAATTTTAAAGTCGTATTTGGCTAGGCCAAATCGATCAGGTCCTGCTTGATAGATGTCTGCATAGTCTACTGCAAATTTAAAAGTCCAAATGCGGTGATATCCATTGTAGTTAATACCAAAGTTATATCCCTTTTGTACATGGTCTGAAAAGTTATCAGTTTCTAATATAGTAGGTTGTGTACGCAGACCTATGAGTTGTTGTACAGTTTCCCAATTGCGTTGTTGGTTTCGTTCAAACTCTTTATTAGTCGTGTGATTGGTTACTCCTGTTGGAGTGATGTCAATTAACGTAAAACCTTGATATAGATATTGATTGGCCACTAGGTATTTATAGCCAATAAAAAAGCCCTTATAAAAAGGGCTTTTTCTATTCAGTAACTAATTGTTTAGATTAGTATGTGAAAGCTGCTACAGTAGCGCCTGAAACACCTGAACCGTTAACTGCTGTGTTGCAGTATGCTTGTAAAGATGTCATACCAGTTGCTGGGCTTGGAGCTGCACCAGAAATTGCTACGTGGAATAGGTTACCTGATAGTGGTGTACCTAATAGTTCGATAGAACCAATTTGCTCAATTGCTAAAACTAGTTTTTCATAGTCTGAACCAACTGCTAAGTAGTTTACAGCACCTGCTGCAACACCTGAAGTTGACCACATGCCTGCCGAAGTAACTGTGTAGTGCGTAAGGGTACGGCCTGTAATCTGTGCATTACCTGGTGAGCTACCATCTGCTGGACGAGCGCCACCGTTTGTACGTGTAATTGTTGCCATTTTTAAATCTCCTAAATTGTTTTTACGCTTTCGCGCATACTTTTATTTATGCTTTGGCTAAAAAATTCGTTCTACTAAAGGTCAAACGATCAACTAATTTAATAGCGCCGCCATCGTGTCCTATAGCCACAAAGCCTTCTGGGCTAGTAACCTTATAGCCATCGTTAGTCTTTTGGAATGTACCAATACCTTCTACTTGCTGTAGTTTGTTTAGGAGCATGTGTTTTAATTCAATGATACGTTTGTAAGTAGCTAATACGCCTATTAGGTTATTGCTGTTATCTGCTATCCATTGCTCTTTAGCTTTGATTTTAGCCACGCGATTTTGTGCCACTCTAGAGTTAAGATCATCACCTACACCCTTCATCATTTCTTGTTCATAGTGATCAATGAAATCTTGTAGGAATTTAGTAGGATTACCAATTTGGCTACCTGCACGTATTTGTTTGTTTACAAACGGTTTAATCATACGATTAAACTCTTTATCCTGTAAGACAATGTCAAATCGTTGTTGCCCAATCTTTTCCATTGTAGCCGCAGTTGCCGCAAGATACTTTTCTATATTAGCATTTTCTTGTGGTGTTAAACTAGCAATACCTGTATAGTCTTTGTATGTAGCATCATCAAACCATACATCTTTAGTCTGTGTAAAGCCAGTGACATTAGCACCAAACTGTGCTGTCATTGAGTCAATTGAGTCACCTACATAGGTAGTATGGAATATAATACCTATTTGTGCTTGAGCAATGCGTTGTCCTAAATTGCTGTTAACTGGAACAGCATAGGTAATTGTGTTAGGGGTAAACACATAACAATCTTCATCGTTTACGTTTACAATAGAAAGTTTACCAGGAGTAAACATCAAATCACCCTGAACTACTCCACCAATACCTAGTTTACTTAGATATTTTAATGCGGCTTCTAACATGTCTGCTAGTTCGGGTTGATCACCGTACCATCCCTGTATGTCTTTAGTACTTTTACAGCGTTTAGGTGTACCTTTGGCAAATACACTTTTAGTACCTACAAAGAAACGACCATCTTCGGGATCAACACCGCAGATAATAGCCGGACTGCCGTCCCACTTGACTGTTAGTTGTGTTGTAGTACCTGTACCCTCTGCTAACATATGACGTAGGCTATCGATATAGTTTAAGGCTTCTTGTGCTCCTACCCAGCCCTTGTTAAATAACAAGTCTTCTAAATGCTCAAGATGAGTGTTCTTACTTTCTGTGAGTAGCCACTGCGGAGTTTGTTTTTTAATTTCGTATAGTTGCATTATGCTCAGGCTTGTTGTTGTTTTAATAGTGCTTCGAGTTGCGGGACATCAGAATCTACCACAAACCCATCCATCCCTTCCTCATCCGGTGTAGTCCACTCGCCGTCGCTCCATTTATCAGCACGCACACCCGATGGGGTAGTTACACTAGCAATCTTAGTAGAATCAGTTGTTGTTATTTTGTCTTTCGTCTGCGTGGGGGTTGGTTTAAGTCTTGCTAGATCGATATTATCTCGTTGAGCAGCTTTGTCTAATAGTTGCTGTGTATTAACATCTGCTAGAGGAGACGGCTTAGTGCTGCCTGGAGTGTATCTTACCCATTTATCTTGGGCATCTAAAGTAAACATATTACTTTTGCCAAATTGGTAAACCAGTGGAGAGCTACTTTGCAATTTAATTTGAGCAAGTAGCGGTTCTTGTTGAGCAGACGTGGTTTGTTGTTGTGTTTGTTGGCCAGTTGCTGCTTTCTGATAATCTGCTGGGCCTTTTCTAGTAGACATAAAATTTAATTGTTTTTGTAGTTCTTTAGGAGCAGGTACTGCCTTGCCTGTTGCTGGATTTACTAGTCCCCATTGGCCGCCTAGCCATTGGTATTCGTTACCTTTGTAAAGTACATTGCCAGGTTTACTAGCACCTTTTTGACCTTTCTTTGCGGCATTTGCCTGTCTAAATGATTTAGATAGGTCATCAACTGCACCAGGTGCTACAACATCGGCTATCCCTTGTGCCATTCCTTTACCTATTGCACCTACGTTTTTCCAAAAGCCCTCAACAACTATGTCTCTAATCTTCATCTTTTAATTTCCTAATGCCTCGAGTAAATTTATTAGGGTCTTGACCTTTGATAGCGTTGAGAAGGCGACGCTCTAATTCGCCTGCTGTTTCAGCTTCGTAGTTTTCACGAATATACTTGATTAGATTAATAGCCCCATTGATAATGTTGTTGGCGCGACTTTCGAGAAGGTTATCCTTGTCTTTATGGGTGAGTAACTCGTCTAATTCGGTGAGTATGCTGCGGGTGCGTTTCTGCAAGGTCTTGCTCCATTTGTATTATTTATGTGTAATTAAATTTAATTTATTTCTTTAAGTATAGTATAAAGATAAGTAAAATTACAATGAATAAATCTTTCTGTGTAATGCCATTTTATGGTGCCGAATATACTCCAGCTGGATTAACCCCATGTTGTTTACTTCCAAAAAATACTAACATAGTACAATTACGGGAAGATATCCTCAATGATACGAGACCCATTGCATGTCAAAAATGTTGGGCATTAGAAGACCAAGGAATAATTAGTGATCGGCAAATAAAAAACTCTGCATTTGATTTTTATAGCAACAAAGACATACAATTCATTGAAGAAGACTGCCGCAATGGTAAATTTAGTCCTCAAATTGTTAAATTTTATACCTCAAATTTATGCAATGGCACTTGTGTTACTTGCGGAGCCGGAGCAAGTACCGCATGGGCAACTCTTAATAAAGAAAAAACTTTTGAAATAATTGATCAACATCTATTAGATTCAATAGCATTAATTGATGTAATAATAATAACCTTTGTTGGTGGTGAACCGTTGCACGAAAAAAAGAATTTTGAATTGTTAAAAAAATTAATAGAAATCGGTAATACTACTTGTTTTATATCAATGACTACAAACGGATCAGTTGAGTTATCTACAAAACAACTTGATATATTAAAACAATTTAAAAATATAAACTTATGTTTAAGTATTGACGGCGTTGATACAGTGTTTGAATATTTAAGATATCCGCTCAAATGGTCGACCTTAATAGATAATATAGAATTATATCGATCGATGAATATTGACTTATCAGTTAGTTACACTATCAGTAATTTAAATACATTATATTATGATGAAACTATAGCATGGTTTAACAAAATGAAATTACCTTATAATCATAATATAGTAAGTTCCCCTGTTTATTTTTCTCCCACAGTACTGCCAGATGGAGTTGACAATCATTTATTGGATGTTTGTCGAGCTGAAATTCTAAAACAAGATAATCTTAAGAATATTAATATCCAAGATTATCTGCCAGAATTCTATAAATTGATATTTAAATAAAATATAAATCATTTTGTGTTCTTCAAGCCGGCAAGCATATTTTTGAGTTTACTGCTATCTACACTAGCATTAATTTTAGGACTATCTACAGCGTCTTTATTTACTGTACTACCAGCTTTGATCTGTCCTAAGATATTATTTGCTGTTGATTTAAATTCCCCGTCATCGCTTACGCCACTGTCGGTAATACGCATTGTGTCAATATCGTAATCCAAATCAATCTTTTGACCTACCCCAGTTGAACTACGTGACTTCATACATTGAATTTGATAGCGACCGCGCTCTTTCATAGCACGACTTGTAAAGATACCAAACACGTTATCTGCTGTGTTGATCTTACTTAGACCACCTGCAATATGGCTATGGTCAAATTCAATTTCTTCTACTGCTCCACGGTTTAACTGTGACGCTGTTACAAATAATACATTAAGTTCTTTGGCTAGATTACGCAATTCTTCTGATACATACTTGTCTTTAACAAACAAATCATTTGGGCTAACTTTGGCACTCACTGGCATAACCAAGTCCAAATAGTCTACCATGACAAAGTCTACTTTCTTACCTGTTTGAATTTGATATTCTTTTAGGTATGCTCTAATATCGTTAACGTTTGACTGTGCCGGAAAACCTTTGATCTGATAGTTACCTGCTTTCTTACTTACTAAGCGTACCTTCATTGTAGTTGTGTCGATGTCTTTGCGGATATCTTTTGTGCCCATACCTGTAAGCATAGCATCTGTACGTAGAGCACAAAGCTCCTCACTCAACTCTAAACTTACATATACACCACTAAGTCCAGCTTGTAACCAACTAAGTGCAATGTTCATCATAACCAGTGATTTACCAGAACCTGAGCCACCAGCAAAGATATTAAGTTCGCCGCGACTAAATCCACCATATAATAGTTTATCAAGTTGTTGCCAACCTGTACTTACCTGTCCGCCACTGTTATAATACTTTTCGATACGTGCTTTGGGATCACTAAAATAATCAGTACCCATGTCTTTAGTAAGACTAATTTGTACAGCATCTTTGATTAATTTTTCTACAGGATTATAGTCACCCTTCTCAAGCATGTCTGCGGCTTTGAGAATAGCACGTTCAAGTTCTTGACGTTTAGTAAAACCCTCAAACTCGCCCATAAACCATTCATAGTGGCTTTCTGTTAAATCTGGTACATGTTTAAGTGTTGTGCCCGTAACTGCTTGAACCTGCTCAATAGTAGGCATAGCACGATGTTTATCTGTATGCTCTTTGATGAAACGTGCCACATCACGTAGGCTACGGTCAAAGTTTTCTGGATTGTAAATGTTCTGCACACGCACATAACTTTGTGCATCCTGCAACATCATTTCAATAAAAAGTTTTTGTAAATCTGGTGAATAGTCTTTGCTCATATTTTTCCGCAATTAAAAGTACAAAAATCTGGCTTGTTAATTTCTATATTATTATAATATTGATCTAGTGTAGATTTAGTAGCTAGCATCTGAGATATTGTAGTTTTACTTATATCGTATGTTTCTCTATTCTTATAAAATTCATTTTTATAATAAAATCTATAATCTCCGGCCCAGCAACATGGCATGTAAATACCGTCAGCTGAGATGAAGTGCATATTATTAGTACTCTTACATACTGGATTAATTTTATCTGGTATTTTATGCTGTTTCCACAAAATAATAGTAGAATCTCTACCCCCTACATGACTGCTATTATATAACAATCCGTCTTTGGCATTTTCTATTTTAGCATACTTTATGGGCTTAAGCCAATCATTATCTTCCCATCGGTCACTATTATTTAGAACAAAATCATCCATTCCTAACTTTTGACTAATAATTCTAGCTTCATCAACGGTATCTTCATTGTAGCTGAATACAATATATTTCCAGACAACCTGTGCCCGACTACTAACCATAACTTCTATGCCTGTTTGGATACTAGTCCAGTCGGCATTGATTCGATATGTAGTAAAATTGCCAGGAGTTCCGTCGATTGAAAAATTAACAATGTCATTTTGGTCTAATAGTTTAGCCAGTTCTTGCCACCATACTTTTGATTTATAACTACCATTTGTATGTATGGATATTTTACACTTTTTATTTTTAAAGTACGCAATAAGCTCAAACAAATTTGGATAATATATAGGATCTCCATAGTTGCCATTTAATCCTATCGACATTCCAGTTAGGTCAATATCTAAAAACTGTTTTAGATGATCTAGGTTAAGATTTTGATTGTCCCAATTTTTAGGCTTAAACTGTTCAACAAAATTTGTACGTGGACATCTCGGACATTTAAGAGTACACATATTTGTGGGTTCGATATGAAACCCTTTTATTTTATTAAGCATGTAGGCGTTTTCTCATCAATTCAATTTTCAATCTACTCGTTTCTTTACTATCTAAGATGCTCTTAAGCACGAATAGTTTACCATATTTAACCACAGCTTCGTTAATATCTTTACAGGTTTCTTGCCATACAGGAAAGCTAGCTGACCAACCATACTCCATTGCATTTTGCAATAGTCGAGCACCTGCTTTATCTCTATCTGCTACTACGATAACTTCTTTACCCAAACTTTCAATAATTTCAGCTTGCGTTTCACTACACTCATTGCTCATGATAGCAACACCATCTACTGACATCGCATCAAATGGTCCTTCACATACGATAACAAACTTACTATCACGCAGTTGATTGTTAGTATTAAACACAAAGTTAGGCTCATAGTGACTGTAATACTTGGGTTTAACTCCGTCTACAAATGCACGACTAGTGTAGCCAATAATGTTACCTTCCCAAATCATAGGAATGATCACACGTTGATGCAGACTATGTTCAGTACTGTCAGTCCAAAGAAAATCATACTTACTAGTGTCAATTTTACGTTCTTTAACATAGTCAACTGCTGAGTTTAGTAATGGTGGTATATTTTGTAAATCAGCCAAGATATAGTGTGTAAGTAGTGCTTGGAAACTAATTGCACCTTCGGGTAGGTTGCGATGTTTAAACTCAATCTTTTCTTCTTCAGCTTTGACAGCTTCCGGTGCTACTAGTTCACGAATACGGATAGCTTCGATTACCAGACGTTTGATATCGTTTTCATCCGCGCCTAGCCAGCGTAACAGTTTACGAAATTTAAATGTTAAATGACGACCTGGTTGGAAACTGGCTTTGAAGTTACAATTAAAACAATGATAGCTAACACTGCCATCTTGGTTAGCTGTTAGGCCTGCACGACCACGAGTATCTGCCGACTCACCATTATGTGGGCAACATACACCGTTAAAGCTAGTCCATCCACTAGGAGTCGTCTTGCGCTTTGCAGGTAAGATACTTTTAATGAAATCAGAGATGATATTCAGCATACTAGTATTTTAGCATACTAACTAAGAAAATGCAAGAGTTTTGATTAGAATGAGGTTGTTACAGAACTACGAACCCAAGTATTAGCTGCTGTGCAAACGTACATATAGCTGCCACTAACAATTACCTGTCCTTTGATACCTGCTGCTGAACTACTAGCTGGTGCAGATTGAGTTACTAAGTTTAAACCAGTGAATCCGAGAATATCTGTAACAGTTAATGTAACATTACCAGTACGACCGGCTACACTGGTTACACTATTTGATAGTGCATTTACGTTGTTTGTAACAATTTGGAAGTTATTATTAATTGTGCTAAAAGCACTGCGTAACGGATCACCATTACCTGAACTAGGGCCTGTACCAATGTTAACGTTAGATAAAATCATATTTGTTCTCTGTTATTGTGTATTTATTAGTTTTACTGTATTATATGCTAAACCTTCCACGTAAGGCGTTAAAGTTTTGCGTGATCTCACCAGCCGACAAGGCACGATCGTAGATCATTGCTGTGGCTATGTTTCCAGTGAAAAATCTACCACCAAGATCATCTTGACCAATTTTTATATCGTCTAGGGTAGTGCTGGTATGAGACACAGTATTAGTGGCAGAGGTGATTCCACTGGATTGACACAGATATGCTGTTGCTGTGGTGCTGGTAACGGAAACTGCAATCATGCACCATGTCAAATCTGGTATGACTAATCCACTATCCCAGGTATAGGTATTAGCAGCATTGTTCCAAGTATATGAAATTTTATTAGTTGTACCAAAAAACGATATTCCAGTAGCAGCTGCACCTCTGGAATATATGATACCGTCAAAATCGTCCTGGGGTCCGTTTCGTCTCATCCAAGTTACAAATGTCGCTGCCGTGGCTGTGATAGAACCCGAACATTGAACGAAATCATTAGTGCCGTCAAAGACAATAGCCCCGCCATCTGCACTAGTATAAGTTGGACCATTAGTTAATGTTCCATTGCGGCTATTACCACTCAAATCAGTCCAATCGGTTCCTGAACCTGGATAACTAGAAGCATTACCTGCATCTAAAAACATTGAAAGATTGGTAGTTACGATACCAGGAAGATCGACTATATAAGTGCCTGTGAGTGTTACGCCTGATATCAACATTTTTATATCCTCACTATGCTGATATAACCAGCGGTGTTATTGTAGAAGCCAAGGTTAGTAATACTTGCACCGTTAAATGTGCCACTTAAATCAAATTGTCCATCGCTGGTTGCCACACTTGAGGCATTGCTGTCAATATAACTACCACCGCCGCCACCTGAGTCGATAGTTGTGCCACCACCACCATAAGCGCCGCCACCTCCCGAATATCCACCACCGCCACCACCAGTGATTGGTCCAGAGCCACCCCCACCGCCGAAGCCACCTAAGTTTGTTGCCGGTGGTGGATAACTTGTAGAGAACATACCACCTTTGGCATTGGCCGCAAAAGCAGTCCCACCACCACCGTTAGAGCTGCCGGGTGCTACTCTGGTATTAGCTGACCAAACAGAACCAGTCCAGGTTATGCCGTTGCCTGACCACCCTGCGCCTGCGCCGCCGTCAAAGCCGTTAAGACTAGTTACTCCACTGACATTAACATGGGTATTTCCGCCTAGTCCATTTACACCACCAGGAGCACCAAAGCGTAAAGTAGTTGTACGAGCACCTAAATTACCCGCACTGTTGCCACCACGACGAGTAGTTACACCATATCCTCCAGGTAAGATTGTTGTGTTACTTGTCCAAGCACCCGGAGCACCACCACCACCGCCTATGATTAGCGGTGTTAGGTTAGCAAATCCATCGCTGGCAATATTACCTAAGGCTACGTAACTACCGCCACCGCCCGCTGGACTACTATAGGTGCTGACCTGTGTGGTATTAGCACTAGGTTGTCCTACTACTAATGTGATACGCTGACCTTTTTGTAGATTAAATACTCCTTGGACTACAGCACCGCGGCCATGTGCATTACCGTATTGTGTGTTACCACTAAATGAAGCGATTAAACCACTGCGACTACCAGCGGCTGTGATCTGATAACTAGCAGTAGCAGGCACAGTCCAGATTTGGAATCCCCGCCACGTGTCGGGCACAGTGAGGTATTCTGTGTTAGTTATCCAAGTGTTACCTACGTTGCTATAGGTATTGTAGATGTTACCTAAAGTTGGGCCCAATGGTCCTACGATGTTTGATGTAAAAGTAAAAAAGCCAAAGGGATATAGATCCTGTGCATCGTATATAGTTGTACCGCTGATAGTTGTGCCTTGTATTATCATGATATTTGAACGCCATCGGTGATTAACATTTTATATTAATCTTTCTACAGTAAGAACATTATCGCTATAACCTGATCCTGTCATGGCTGTAATCCTATAGGCATTAGTGCCAGGCAATGACACTAATACATTATACATATCACCTGCTACTCCACTGGGGTTGCCAATACTGGTCCAGCCAAATGACAAGTTAGCCAATGTTGTAGATGAACTTCCGCCCGTGGTCGAGCCACCTGTGCCATCTTGGAATGTGTAGGTGTAAAGTATAGAAACATTACCGTTTAAAGCTGCCAACTGTAGTTGATTGGCACTGGGTCCACCGGTATTTAACCACTGTGCTGTGATGCTGTCTATGCTTACTGCGGTATTCTGTGCTACAAACCCGCCAGTCTTGACTGGGACGTTACTCTTAGTGCCGATGATAGTCAAGTTGCCGCCAACGGTGACGTTACCAGTATATGCAGCTGTGGTGCCTAAGGCATTACCAACGAAGTAACCTGAACTTGATGTTGTTATGTTACCTGGGAATGAGACATTACCGTAGATATCAAATGTTGTTGTGTAGACATTGGCGATAATACGTGTGTTAGCTTCAGTGCCTACTAGGTTACCAACTGTGGCATTACCTGAGACTGACAATGTTGCCAATGTGCCAATTTGAGTAATACCTGTCGTGCCTGTGTAAGTGGGTAGGAAGGCAGCTACGTTGGCATTGCCATAATTACCACCGCCACCAAATGCCGCAGTAGTTTGTTGCGTTCCGTCTGAGAATGTTAATATACCACTTGTGCCCAAACGAACATTGGCGACGTTACCAGTATATGTTGGTAGGTATGTGGCTACTTGAACATTACTATACGAACTTGCTATACCTGTTAGTAACGCACCGTTTCCTAAGAAGTATTGTGCTGTGACATTACCACTAACAAATACATTACTTGCACCCACTACACCTGAGTATGTTGGTAGGTACGTAGCCACTTGGACGTTGCTATAACTACTACCAGCGACTATACCAGTTAAGAACGCACCATTACCAAATAAGTAGCCCGTTGTTTGAACATTACCAGCTGTGAATAATTGAGGTACTGTGACGTTACCTTGATTATCAAATACACTAGTATATGCACCAGCTTGTAAGGTTACATTTGAGCTTGTGCCTGTGACGTTACCAGTGATTGAAATATTACCTACAAAGTTTGCGGCTGTGATATTACCAGTTGTGGTAATAGTGGCCGTGGTTAGGTAGTTAGCCACGTTAACATTTGAATATAAGTTATAACCTTGAGTATTTAAGTATGCCGCTACGTTTACATTACCATAATTACTACCACCAGCTGTTACATTGGCATAGGTTATTTCTTTAGTAAGAGTGTTATAATAAAGTGCTTGTGCTGTATTACCTGAGTCTGTGCGTATAGGTGCTACAGTGAATGTGTTGGCAGTGGTTTGATTTAATACATTACCAGTAGCATTGATGATGATTGAGTTATTGCCTTGATTGGTGACACCGGCCTTGTTGCCAATAGCTACTGCATAAGCGCCTTGTCCAATATAACCAGCTGATGCTCCAAAGGCTACTGCACCTATTCCTTGTATGGTTTCACCAGCAAGGTGTCCAACAGCAACCCCCCAGGTGCTTTGAAGATTACCACCTGCGCTGCTGCCAACTGCCACCGTATATATGCCCTGTGACTGCATACCAGCACCAGAACCAACTGCCACTGCTTCTTGACCTTGCGGACTATAATAACCGCTACCACCACCGCCTGCACTGCTGCCGATCGCTACTGCGTCGTAATTTTGTGCATCAGATCCAGCGAGATAACCAATTGCTATTGCACCATTTTGGGTATTTGTGACATTGCCTGCATCAGTTCCGATTGCCAATGTATTAATAGATGAATCTCGTATTATAGCCCCATATGGTAGTGTTAGATTACCAGTACGGTCAAATATCCAATTATAAGCTGCATTGTTGGTTGATATTCTCACATCACCATTGTCTGCGCGGACCCAATTTATACTGGCATTACCAAGTTGGCCATCGTGACCAAAATAAGATTTTGCAGTAGCACCAAACGAAAATAGTCGTGCCGTGGCACCCAGGTCTATGTTAGCATAGTATCCTTGGATTAGACGACTGGCTCCATCGCCGGTCTTTAAGAAGTTTCTTACATCAACGTTGCCGTAGTTACTAGCACCGCCCACGATACCAGTTAGTAGAGCACCGTTACCTACAAAGTAAGTAGCGGTTACATTACCTGCCACTGAGACGTTGGCGATATTGCCTGACTGTAAGTATGTGGCCACTTGGACGTTGCTGTAACTGCTACCACCGTAGATTGAATCGTCACTGTTAAGGATATATCCACCGCTTGGTAATTTTAGATTGCCATCTACACTCCAATACCACGATTTGAATTGTGGGCTACTATTACCGTCAAGATAGCCAATGTCCAAGGTAGCATTGTTTTGTGCTACATAGAAGTTTGAGTTAACGGCCATATTTGGGGCCACGGTTACATTAGCATTTTGCCACATCAACTGTGAATATTGATCACTCTGCATAGTGATACTTTGACTAACTGGTGCTAGTATCAAGCTATTAGGGAATTGTGTAGTTCCGGTTTTGCCAAATGTCCACTGGGCAGTATTTCCGGCGCCATCATTGCTGTTGATTACCACACCGCCAGTATTGGCCAATTTAACATAGTGATTATCGTCGCCTAGGAACAGTTCAGTACCGCTGCCAGTCATCAGATGAACATGATCTCCATCTACCGCAGTAGGTGCTATTTCTAGATACTGTGTGCTGGTACCACCATTGGGTTTTAATCTTATAGCGCCTGCACTTCCATACCCGCTTTCTAAAATAGTTGCGCCCGAAGGTAAAGTTAGGACAGC